TTCGCAAGACCAAGGCTGACGTGGTTTACATCGATCCACTGCTCTCCTACATGGGCGGCAATCCTGCGGATATCGAGGTCTGCGCGAACTTCACGCGGCATCTGCTCCAGCCGATTATGATGGAGACGGGTGTTGTCCTGGTACTTGTCCATCACTTCCCCAAGCCGAAGGGTAAGGACGACAAACCGGAGAGCGTGGCAGATTTGGCCTACTCAGGATTCGGATCATCGGATCTGACGAACTGGGCGAGAGAGGTGATTGTGATGAAGGAAGTTGGTTTCAATCAACCTCGACAATTTATGCTCGGCATGGCAAAACGGGCCGACCGTTCCGGCATGACGGATAAGGACGGCAAAGTCACCGGATCGATTATGATCCAGCGTGGTACGGGCGGCGACATCTCATGGAACTACGCGGAGCCTGAGAAGTTTGTCGTGGATAAGCAGTCGGTTAAAAAGCCGTACTCCAAAGGACGATATCCTAAGCGTTAGCCTTCTCGCGCTCAGCACGGCGACGGCCTTTGGCGGCGAGCGATTGGAACTTCGCCTTGCCGAGCTTCTTACGTCCGATGTAAGCAGCCAAAGCGCGAGGCTCTCTCACACCCTTCTTCTCAAGACTGCTGATTAGCTTCTCGTAACGCCCACCACCACCAAGTTTCATCTTGTCCATAAAATCACCATGCTTTGCAACTCCAGTGCCGAGGAGTTGTTTTGTCGGTTGCCGTAGCGCAGTTATGCCGCGCGCGGAAATTCTTACGACGCTCAGGATTGTCGCGTTTGATTTCCATGTTCGGATCGCCGAACCGAACGATGACAACCTTGCCAGCCGGATTCTTGACGTACACCGCGCTCTTCTTCCGCTCGCCAGGAGTGTAGAACGGCTTGTTGAGCGTCACCTTACGCCCCTTGTAGGTGTTACCTTTTTTGGAGAGGGAGGTTTTCATTAGTCGCGGCGACGAGCTTGACGGCGCATTTCCTGAAGCTGCTTCTCTTCAGATTGACCTTCTTCCATCTGCATCATCTTCCTGTCGGTTTCGAGCTTCAGCATTCTCGACCAGTTTCGATTGAACAAGTCGATCTGCTCCTTGGTAAGCTGATCAATCGGAGCGGTAACGGTTTTGACGTATGTAGGCGACTGCAACATTTTTCCGACGGCAGATTCACCCGAATCTCCAATCGCCTTAAGCACCATTCTTCGCCCAAGAAACCCAACAAGACCAGCACCACCTGCGGTCAATCCAGAACCTGTAGCCAAGTAAGCTCCGGCGGTTGCAAGCGTCGGAATGATCGACTTTGAAACCAAGCTACTGCTTTCCTTTGATGCCGTGGCCAACTGATCGGCAATGGTTGAGATTTTTTCCACACCACCAGCCCCAAACAGCTCGTTGACCAAAGCGTTGTACTCTCCCGGCTTTTCTCCGCCAGCAACCAGCGCTTTCATCTTCGCTGTGTCGATGGCCTTTTTTCCATCAACCAGAGAGTCTTTGACGATTCTTCCAAGAACGATGTTCTGAGCGTCGGCCAAAAGATCCGGTCGATTCGCCTTGAGGATCCTGGTGAACTCTTCGACCCTCTTGACCGGATAAACACCTCCGCCCTTGGACTTCAAGAAATCCACAATGTTTCCGGCGGGGATGTTTCCATAAAGCTCGCCACCCCTGATTGCTGAATTAACAACCTGCTGGAAATCGGTGGCAGTCTTAGCTTGCTCGGTGACGTAATCGTTCAACTCCCTAAGCATCGACGATGCATCTGGGTTTGAAGCGATTTGCTTCAGTACATCATCCTCAATAACGACTCCTTTTTTGGCCTTGGACTTGATGTCCGCCAACAGCGATATGATTTCCTGCTGAGCCTCGACATCCGCAGCAGGCTGACCGAGAACTCCCTTAAACTCCCGACCAAGGTTCTTCTTCTGAAAGTCGGCCAACTTGGCCTTCACGCTCTCAACCTCTTTCAGGTTATCTTGAAGCCGCTTCTCAGATCCTGTGATTCGGTTTGAAACATCCTGCTGAAGCTTCTCCGAATTGCTCGTAAGTTCGGTAAGCTTTGAGGTTAGTTTTTCCTGTTCGTTGATGAGCGAGGTGTACTTCGAAGCGACATCCTGAATTTGACCAAGACCTGGGAAGAATTCGTCGGCGACTTCCTTGGACAGCTTTCCACCGCGCGCCGCCTTTGCCTCGGTCAGCGTGTTCAAGAACTCGACAGGATTCTTTCCTCGAATCTGGTTGTAGATGTAGTCCGAAAGAACTGGCTTCACATCAGTTTCCCAAGTGTCTCCAGCCATGTTCTTCAGAACAGCAAGAGTAGTTCCTCCGCGAGGACCAACGATTGCTGAAACAGATTCAGGTGCGCCACCGCCTTCTCCAATGCTGCGAAGAATGCGGTCAACGTAAGCTCCCTTAAATCGGCTGATTCCTTCAGCGTACTTTCTGTTTTGCTCGGCAAGATCATCTCGAAGTTTAGGATTTGCATCGAACGCCGCAGTCATCTGCTCGTTGATCTTGTTGAGCTTTTCCCAACTCTCAAAGAACCCCTGTTGAACAGGAGCGTTAAAATCGAACAGGCGATAGATTTGAGAACGCAGCTTCCGAAGGTCTTCCAAGGTCTTCTTTTCAAGAACCGGTTTTCCATCTTTATCTACCTTTCCAAGATCAACCTGAACAGTTGTCGCTTTCAGGTCGGGTCTAATTTTTGCAAAACCCTCTTCTTGAGCGTCTTCGAATTGTTTTCGAACCTTGTTTCCCGCCTCTCCAACGAGCAGACCTGTTTCAAACGCAGACACTGGTTTGGCAGCGGCAAACCGCTCATCAAACCCCTGCTCGATCTTTTTGACGCTATCCTGAAGTCCAGCGATTTGAGCTTCGATTCTGGTCCGGTTTGCAACGTCTTCCGCTCCAAGCTGCGCCCTTTGATTGCTCAGCCGCACGATTTCATCCTGAAGATCCTGAGCTTCAGTCTGAAGACGACCTTCAGCTCTACGAGCAAAAGCAAGCGCGCGGCGATTCCGCTCATCCTTGAATCCGGCAGTCTTCCTGAGCGATTCGTCGATCTTTCGAGTGGCCTGCTCAGTAAGCGCATCGGCTTGTCGGACAACGGAGTCAACTACCGCAGGGTTGACATCGGTTTTTCCAGAAACCCTTTCAAGTTCACCAACAATCGCTTGAGTCAGATCGTCACCAGAAAGACCAGATTTGCGTCCCTGAATAACGGACTGCTCCAAAAACGACTGAACCGTGTTCCTGAAGTTCTCAACGTCTTGAGGTGACGAACCTGAAAATGCCGGATTGTAGAACGTGTCAGCAACCTGACGAGCAAGCGTAGGATCGATTCCAGACGCATTACCAAGCTCAGCCCTGATTAGATCAGCTCTGTCCTGAAGAAACTTCTGCGTGAACGGACGCTGCATTTCACCGGCAAACGCAGCCGGAAATTTTCCGATAGAAGGCGCACCTGAAATAGCGCGTCTAGCAGCTCCAATTCCTCGAACTCCAGTCGAAATGGCTGGGAAGAGAGTGCTTCCCATTGCAGTCCTGAGAGCAATTTCTCCTGCGGTAACATCCTCGCCAAAAGACTCAACACCCGCTTGTGCGCCAGCTTGCAATCCTCCAGCAGTCGCTTCGCGCCTAAGCTGCGCTCCCATCGTGGCTTGCTGGGGAACCCCAGTTTCGCTCGTCAACAACCGGCGGACTCCAGTTCCGGTTCCCGGCTTGGCAATACTTGGCGTGGGGATAGCGGCAGCTCCAATCTGGAACGGACGCATCTTCTCAGGTTCAAGAGTCTGAGCCAAAAGCTCAGAACCAAAACTGATTGCAGCTTCACCAGCAAGCGTTTGACCGCCAGGAATGAAAGCAGCAGCTAGTGGCCCACCATATCGCACCGCAGTTGCCGCAACCTTTCTTGCCCTTTTGCCTTCGTAGTCGGCCAAGAACTGGCGTTCCTTGTCGGTGAAGTCTTCGTCCGTAAGAGGCTCGTAATTGCCAGCAACAAACTTCTGAAACTTACGCGCGCTGTCTCTTCCAAGGTAAAAATCAGCCTGCTGAACCAGCGGATCTTGAGATTGAAACCGCTGCTGGCCAATCGTTCCAGATTTTGCCACAGCCTGATTCAAAGCCTGAGGAGAACCAGCATCGAGCATTGCCGTTTGCGGCGCAGCAGACGGTGCGGCCATTCCGACAGAAGGCCGCTGGTTCACCGAGGCAAACACCTGTTCAAGTTCCTGTTCGGTAGGGGGGCTGTCTCCGGTAAGATCAATCGTTCTTCCCGAGGACGGATCAGTTACGCTGTAGGTAGGCATGATGATTATCGAACTTGAACGTCAAACCGACCGATTTTAGTTCCACCTGCAGAAGTCTGTGCGGCAGAAGGTTGCTCTTGCGAGTCAAGAATTGCGTCAGCCTTGCTTTCAAGTTCGTTGATGTAAGCAGAGTATTGAGGATTGTTGTCAATTCCCTGCATCCTCAGCTTCTCGACACGATCTTTGATCGAGCGAGCGGTCAATTCCTTGAAGGTTTGAACTCGCTCAGAAAACCCTGTGTCTGTCGGCTTGCCGATGGAAGAGGTAATCCTCGTCGTCTCAGTCTTTGTGAGAGCCTTGCCGCCACGTTTAAACATAGCACCACTGCTCATGTTTTCATAAAGCTGGTTTACGCGACGCTCAGGTTCAAAAGAACCGATAGCTTCGCCAGCTTTGACCCGCATATTGAACGTCGGACCGTACAAATCCTCGGCCAGATACGGTTCCATCGGCTTGATTCCGTTCAATACCGCCTCAGAAAATTCAAGCTCATCAAGATCCAACTTCGTTGGCTTCAACGATGATGTCTTTGCCGACTCGGCCTTTTCACGGGCTATGTCGATTCTTTCAGCACCCTGAGCAAGACGACCGCGTCCAAGCTCTTCGCTAAGTTTCAAACGCTGCTCGCCCTGTTGAAGTTGGCCACGTCCAAGCTCTTCGCGTAGAGCCAGATTCGCCCTGCCAATTTCCTCGCGTAAAGCGAGCGTAGCGTTTTGAATCTCTGAACGATTTTTACCTTCTGCAATCAAACGCTCAAGATTTGCTTGTGCGATACCGACTCGATCAAGCGTAGCTTGTGCGGTTGCTTGTTTACTTCCAATGTCTGCCTGAAATTTTGCGGTAGTTCTGGCATTGTACTCATTCCAGTCAATCTGCGGATTTCCGTTCTGATCAAGAACAACAGCGCCAATTTCAGCGGCCTTGTTGAGAAGCTGAGCCTGCTTGCTGGCAGCACTGTTGGCCGCGTTGTCTCTAGCCTTCAAAAGCATCGCTCTTTGCGAGTACTTTTCCAAATTGTTGAGCATCCGGTCAGCTTCGACGCGGTACTGCTTTGATTTGAAAGCTGGAATTATTGGAAACTTGGACTCAGGAGTAGGGTTGTCGAGATAGTCTCCGACCTGCTTGCTGAGTTCTGAAAATGCGTTGAACTCATCAACCTGAGCTTTTTGTTCGCCAATCGCATCAGCAAGAGTCATGTCTCGAATCTTGTTCTGAAGCTCCATTCCTTGGCGCTGGAGCAAAGACTCAGCAGTCTGCTGCTGAAACTGCTCCATCATCCGCGCCTGAGTTTGCGCGCGGTCGAACAGGTTTGCACCTAGCTGAAATGCTTGGAGAGATTGGTCGGCCATAAATCAGCGAATTCCAGGGTAGTAGGAAGAAGGGGGAACAGCGTACAGAGTCGCCGGAGACATCGGGTTGGTGTATGGCGTTCCTGGTGACATCGGCATTTCTCCGGTGCTGTAATCGATTGCTCCACCACTTATTGATCCTGAATTTTCAAACCCGTATCCAGAACTTGGTGAAGCTCCAGGAACTCCAGCTCCGCCAGCAGTCGGAAGCATTGCCTTGTACAGGCCATACTGCATCAGAGCGCCTCCAGCGATGTTTCCGACGTTGCTCAATGTGCTTCCGATGGCTTGCTGGAACGGCGACGGAGCAGCAGCCACCTGAGCAGCAGTCAAATCGCGTCCGTACATTCTGGCCTGCTGTTCTTGAATCGCACCGATCCGCTGAGCAGGAGTGATGAACATGCTGCTCACAGAGAACGGCTGAGCCATGCCAAATGTCCGCTGCTGCTGGATGAAGTTCTGAGCCTGAGCAAGACCTTGATTCTGAATCTGCATCGCTGTCAGACCAAAGTCGCGAGCGAGCAAATTTGTTCGAATGCCTTCTGACTCTTTGAATCCTCCACCAACCGCCCGACCAGCGACAGCTCGTTGAAGCTGCGATTGAACATCTTGATCAACCTCGCCACGCAATCTTGATCCAATATTCTTTCCAGCCTGAGCAATAAGCTGATCATAACCGGGAATCGCACGACGAAGCTGCGCCTCAAGCTGTGACTGCTCGGCGGCGGTCGTCTTAGTGGCCAACTCGGTTGCAGGCTCAAGCGATGCGATGTTCTGCTGAATCGCCTGCCGCTGCTCTCCCGCAAAATCAATCGGCTTTAGCTCAGGCACCTTGGGCTTCTTGCCGCCAAAAAGTCCGCCGAGCAGGCTTCCCGCTGCCGAGATTCCTGCTCCACCCAAAATTGCCGCTCCAAGTCCTATTGCCATAAATTATCCTTTTGGTTCAGAACCATTGCGAGAATCCACCGCCATTCAATCCTACACCGACCATGCGTATCGTCGCGACAGCGTCGCCCAGATACTGCATCGTCTGCTCCTGCACAGCTTGAACAGCTTTGGCTTCGTAGGCCACTGCTTCCTGAATCAAATCGTTCTCTTCCTTTCGAATCGCCATGACCATCAGCTTGATGGCGTCGGGACACGGAGGAATGAGGTAGTCATTCACGCTTGTCGCGTTGATGTGGCGCATCTTCGCCATCACCGTCACCGGCTTGTCCTCCTCGTTGTTGCAACGATCCGCGAGGTAGCTGCGACGATACTGCGGCAAAGTTTCATCAGGGTCGTAAACTGCCAGATCAGTCTCCAGCGCGGTCGTCGCGTTGTACTCGTACAAACGACTCACCGTGTTCGTCGCCTCTCGGATGACGCCGGTCAGTTCGGTGAATTTCTTCGTAGACTGAACGTACGGCAAAGCGAGCGTTAGCTTCTCGCCGTCGATCCAGACTCCGCCGGATTGCGTTCGAATCCATTGACCGTTTTGATCAACACCTTGCAGCGTGATGGTTTTGCCGACATCCGAAGCGTCGCCAGGGTAGACTCGAAGATAACTGTTAGTACCGCCAGACATGTCGCGGTAAGAAACCACAGTGCCACGATCAATAAGCTGCTTGCCGACACACACTTGGTTTCCGTTGAGAAGGCCATATCCAGTTTCCTGAAACTCGAACCATTGATTGCGAACCGTTC